TAGATCCCATGCAGCCATACTGGCTTTATAGTTGTTCTCTAATAGTTCTTTAGCTTGGGTAAATGTTGCAAAACGTAATTCAAATGGGTTCATAGTAATACCTTTCTGTGTTGTGATGTGTAGTGCCAGTGTTCTATGCAGGCGCGCTGGCATCCTGTGGCTTGATTTACAGCCAGGGTAAGGATAGGAGCGCTTCACAGCGTGTCCTATCTTCACTAATACGCTTTTTAATCTAAATCCGCCCTATTACTTATCGTCGGGCACAATGATGGTTTTCATGGGCTTTTGGGCGCGTTTTTCTTCCGCGTCTATGGCCTGTTTTAAGGCTGGCATCATCTCGTTGACCATTTTGAGCGTCAAACCAAGGGCTTTTTCCCGGTCTAACTCTTCCTTTTCCTGTGTGTCTTTTTTAATGTTTTCCTGAATGGCTTTGTATACATCGTTACTAAAGCCCCTGGATCTTAATAGTGTTTTTAAAAAGTCATCAGCCATCCATCTTCTCCGTTGCTTCTTTAACCGCTTCTACGCTGGTTTTCATGTGGTCAACTTGGGGTCGCACTTGACGTTGCAATATGTCAATGTGTTTTGCCCAGGTTACCGTTGGTACACCAAGCGGCTGGTTCATCATGTTAATAAGCTCATCCACCTGCTCAACGGTGTATTCCACCGTTACTACAAACGATCCAATATTCATTTCTTTGCTTTCTTTTTTGTTGGAGCTGGAAAATCAAATAATTTTTCTCTAGCTGCTAGTTTTACTGGGTCTTTGCAATAGTGATCTAATTCAAACTTCTGGCAGTATGTGTTCATTAATGCTTCCATGCGCATATCATGGAGCACTTTAAGGCCCCATAATGCATTGCCAACTTCGTCCTCAGTCATTGGTTTTGGGTGGTCGCCATGATGTTTATACAACAACTCAATATCATCAGCAGTTTGCCATGCCACCATGATGGCGGATTCTAAATCAATACGGGTATCTGGGTTCATCTTTTATTCATCCTTTTCTTTGCTTTTTTAAGTTCGTCTTCAAAGTTTACACTAAACCAAGAGCCTACTGTTTTGATTGCGGGTAACATTTCTTCATACGCTGCAATATCATCTTCGTGGTAAACGGCTTTACTTTTTAACATCGACTTCATACTGACATACGAATCGGCTAGTACGTTCACCACAACCTGATCAGAGAAATCATCATCAATTTCAATTATCATCTGCCGCACTCCTCGATGTATTTTTCGGTTTCTATTTTTACACGTTTTTCAATCTCGCGATCAATATACCAACGCGCTTTACGCAAATCTTCAACGGCTTCTTTCTTTAAATCACAACGCCAAATGTATTTAAGTGCGTTGCCCAAATTAAAGCTCATGTGCTCTGTGATTTGAATGCAGTCAATCCCGGATGGGTGACTGGTGTAATGTTTAGGGTTGTTTACTGGATCCTGCATTTCTCATCTCCTTAAGTTCTTTTTCCATAATTTGTAACTCTTCAAAGCTGTCACACACCCAGATTCCCAAAATATTTTCATAGCGGCTAGTGTCGAGATCTTCCACACCAGTAAGCGATTCCATAACATAATTTCCCTTGTATCTGTGCTCTACAATAAAGTGGCTCATAACTTTAACTCCCGTTTAATAAATTCAACCCCTTTGGCAAAATGGTAACGCCAATACTTTTCAGTTACCATAATGTCGTTGTGCGTTAATCTTTCTAAAAATGCTTCAAAAACTTCTTTTTGTTTTGGTGGCATACGTTCTTTAATAAGGCGTTGTATGTCAACAATATCTTCTGGACTCCAAGGAAAATACGCCTCCATCATTTCCGTAGAAACGCCATCATTGTCATCTTGTTCGATGGGGTCTAGCTCTTCATCAGATAACCTAGGTGTCGCTGCTCTTACTTTATTTTTTTTCTTCATGTTTATACTAATACGCAATTGAGGGCATCTAACAGTGCCTCTTGTAAATTTATTTTGCCTTCTAATACTTTGACAACGTGCTCGTCGATGCTATTACACAAAACTAGATGGTGTATAATAACCGGCTTTTCTTGCCCTTGGCGGTAGATCCGAGCATTTGCCTGGATGTAGTTTTCTGAACTCCATGGTAGATCAAACCACACCGTCTGGGCTGTTTCTCCAACGTTGCACTGTAGATTAAGCCCGATTCCGCCACTCTGGGGATGGGCAAGGAGCATACGAATCTCGCCACGACGCCACGCTGCAATGTTGTCATCGTCCAGCACCACCGCCTCTGGGAACTGAAGACGTATTCGTTGGAGCGAGTGTTTGAAGTGGTAGAAGACCAGCGTAGGGGAGGAAGACTCTTCCATGATCGACTCAAGATATTCCAGTTTAGCGCGGTGTATCTCTTGAACTTCTCCTTCTTCGGTGTATACAGCGCCCGATGTGAACTGGAGCAACTTGTTCGCCAGTGCTGCTGCTGTTGGAGCTGTGATTTTTTCTTTTTTGATGTCAACGACCATGTCTTTTCTAAGTTGCTCATACTGGCTCCTTGCGTTTTTGTCTATTTCAACTTGGTGATAAAGCGACGTGCAGCTTGGTAGCTGCAGATAATCCTCAGCCTTAAGACTAAAACAAATATCTGCAATTTTATTTTTAATAACCTGATCTGCATTTTCTTTTAACTTCCAGCTATACACCACGCGTGTATGGCGATTCATCTGATCCGGCATCATGTACTTATCCCTGAATCGGGTTAGACTTGTTTCTAAACGCTCCCCTAAGTCCAATATACCCACCTGGGACCAGAGATCTCCCATGCCCTGGGGTGTGGGTGTGCCTGTCAAAATTAAACGTCTCTGGAACCCCTTTAAATGCTTCTTAAGGGCCTTAAAACGCTTGGTGCTAGGGTCCTTAAATCGGCTGGATTCATCTATTACTAAGTTAGTGAACACTAACTTAGGCTGAGCGTCTGTGAGCCACACTACATTTTCAAGGTTTATCAGATAAATATCTGCGTCCAAATTCAAGGCGGACAATCTCTGGCTCGGGTTGCCCATGATCTTCGATACGCGTAACTGGGCTAGGTGGCTCCACTTTTTGCATTCGGTATCCCACACTGTCTCCGCCACGCGTTTGGGTGCGATAATCAGCGTCTTCCCCGCGAACTGCTCTTTGATAATGGTCAAGGTCGTAGCTGTCTTCCCGAGTCCCGGTGGTAGGAACAAACCCATGTTCTTCACTTGGGTTGCTTTGTGAATTAGTTCCTGTTGGTAGGGATGCAGCTGCGATCTGTTTAGCATGATATTCCACGTAGTATTTAGCTTTTTCTAATAATTTTGGGCTGTCATTAAAACAACCAATCCCTCTGTTGCAATGCGCGCACAATATTTGACGAACTTTATTTGTAACGTGGCAATGATCTACATGGGTATCCCTGGCCAAAACAAATTCGTTTTCACAAATAGCACAACGGTTATTTTGCAAACGAATCATTTCGTCTTTTTGATCTAGTGTCAAATCATATTTTCTTTTAAATTGATTTATAACTGATCTAACACCAAGACAATCTTTACAATAGGGTTGTAAGTTATCTTTTGTACTTGGGTGTGCATAAAACTCTGAATTTTTCTTATTAATTTTACAAGTTATGCAACGCTTCATTTATAAAATCCTCAACATCTTCTTTGGAGTGTAGTATGTGTACTGGAAAACCAGCCTCGCCTATTTGGTCAAACACTAAGGTCTGTCTTGGGCTTAGTCTTCCCGTTGCTGTCTTTAGTTCGACGAGATACACTTTTTGGTTTAGGAACACTATCCGATCCGGCACTCCCGTCACGCTGCTCAGCCATTTGTAACAAAGCCCCGACGACTGCTTCACTCTTTTGATCAGATGCTTTTCGATTTCCTTTTCCAGCACGTTCACGTTTGTCTTCCTCTGTTGCGTAGATGCTAAACACTTGTTTAAAAATATGCTCGCCTAAATATGAACGAGACTCATCGCCAATCTTGGCATCATCTTCGCCAATATATTCAAACACGTGAGTAGTGGTGTGTGATACTTCATGGTAAATAATACCCATGCGTTCTAACGCATCTAGTTTAGCCATGTCTTCAAAGTTAAACACAATACCCAACATGGCAAACGGAGTGCCTTCTTGTTGGATGTAATGTGACTCTGCAATACCAAGATCTAAAGCATGATGCTTAGTTGTTATCTTTGAGTCTTTTAGTGCTTGACTAAAAGACTCTTCAGAAAAGCACACTTTAATCTTAATACCAAAGTGTCCAGTATCGGCAATGTAATAGGGAAGGTTTATCATTTTTTATCTTTCAAGCCATCACGTAGCTCATGGCTGTGTAGTTTTTTGCCGGGGTGCTTGACTTCACCAACTGCTTTAGCTACCTTGGCTGCTCGCTCTCTGGCAGCAAACGTGCCATCGGATAAAACAAAACCATGCTCGCCTTTCTTGCCAGTTTTTTTGATGATCTCATCGTGGCTGTATTTGGCGTTCGGTGCCTTGGAGATGGTGCCGTCTGCGTGTTTGATTGCGGGTACTACTACTTTAAGTTTGCCCATTGTGTTTCCTTTCTACGTGCCATTTGCACAAATCTTTATAATATTGAATCTCTTCTTCGTACTTGCGGTATTTCTCGTTGCGCTCTAACACATCATCTAACATGTCTTTATCTTTTGGGCGCATGACCAAGCCGACCAAAAAGCCGATGAAGAATGATAGTGCGATCTCAGTCATTGCGGTGGTATGCGTCGTTAGGGTTGGCCAGCATGCTGGCAATTAGGCTGTCAACTGTGGCGAACCACTGGATGACTTTGAGGTTGTTTACTTGGTAGATGGTGAAGCTCATCCTATTCTCCTATTCCGTGGGCGCGTTCGATGGCGCGGGCGAACCCTAAAACATTGCTTTCGCTCGCATATTGAGTTTCAATATACTCTTCGTACAACTGCATTATTTCCTCATCGGTCAACACTTTGCGTTGCGCATCTTGCCGGTCTTGTGTGGTGAATGTGGTCATTTCTCTTGTGCCTTTCTTAATCCTTCTGCGTAGCCAAACATTTTACCCCGTTCAAAAGCATCCAGCACTTGTTGTTCTGTTGCATCAAGTTGGGCTTGTTGCTGGCGTAGCATGGTGGCTATTTCTTCTCTAGTTACCAGCTTATACCAACTATCTACTTCTAATAAATTAGCTAGTTCATTTGCGTTCATTATTCCCCCAGTGCAATCTTTACCGCTTCATAGCGGTTCTTCAAGTCCTCGGTGTTATGTGACATAAGCAACACTCTTTTCATGTGCTTTAAATTATTAATATTTGAAAACTTAAATATCTCTAAATATTGATTAACGGTAATAATCATTTATCTTGTGCCTTTCCATATATCTGCAACGTAATTCTTAAAAGATATTGAATGTCATTTAAACTTAGTTGTCCCATGAGCTGCAGAATCTTCATCACCGCAATGTCATTGTCCAATTGTTGAGGCTTTACAATAGTCTCAATCACTTTGTTGCCATCATATAAAGACCCACATTACCAAAAGCATAACCAGCGTAGCAAACAGCCATGCCAAAATTACCTTTGAAATACTG